ATGTTCATAAGTATCCTCTCTATGTCTAATCAGTCTATCTTCAAATGCTTCCAACAGTTCCTCACCGTTTATCTCTAGCACTTCCAGTACCATTATCTCGTCGTGGTCGCGTAGGAATTGTTCCTTGTATTCTTCAAACGACATCTTTAGCTCCTACATAATCTAGTAGTTTATCTATTGTCTTAACAGTGTAGCACTTAAAGCCCTGCTTCTCGCACCACTGCTCCATGGTCATCTTGCTGCCCTTACGTACCTTCGTAAGCGGGTTAGAAAGGATGAATACTAACTCCCATTCTGGCATTGAGTCTCGGATGGCGGTGTACTTTTGTGTGTCGCCTACCCTGAAGTATCCCTTAGCCTCGATTAGTATTGCCTTCTCTTCATGTACAAAGTCAGGTACGTACTTCCTGTGTGTTACATAAGGTAGCCTGTATGGTTCGTATAAGAAGTCGTTGGTTAGCTTCTCGTCTATCGCTGACTCTAAGCCCGACCTAAACTTTTTCTTACTCATCGAACTTTAACTCCTGTACATTCGGTTCCTTAACTACCTTACATAAGAACTTAGGTTTGTGTGAATACTTAAACACTCTAAGGTCAGGGAAGCAATGCCTCTTGTACTGACAATAAGAACAACCTAACGCTAACTCCATGTTGCCTGACTTGCCATCTGGCTTCGGCTTGTGACAGAAGGTGTCAGGCTCTGGCTTTTTTACCATGTCTTTAAGATGGTCTACCCTCTCGGTAATCGTAGATTCAAAGTCAAGAACTTCTTTAACCTTAGGGTCACCCATGTCGTACTTGAGGAACGTAAGGTAACCGTTCGTCTTGTCCATTGCTAACCAACCTATCTCACTGGAGCCTTCTGAGTGAGCGTAGGCTTTAATCTGATCAACGTAACCGAAGGGGTCATCATGTAACAACGAACCATCCTTGAACTTCTTAAAGCCAAAACTACTGGCAGACTTAACATCAGTCACTACACCGTCTATCTTACAGTCCATTGAGCCGCGAATGCCGTTCACTTCACACTGCTTCTGCTCATCTGTAACCTCGTGGCCTGACATCCGTGTTAAGAACAACAACATCTCTTCAATCAGATGACCATACATAAACTTAATGTAGGTGTGAGGTTCTATCTTCTCCTTCTCTGTCCCTGCTACTACGTTCCAAAGGTAACGGTCAGTGCGTCCAATGTTAGACAACCTAAGCGTCCGTTTGTCCTGTCGCTTTTCCCTGCCGAACTCAGTACGCATCAGAGCCTTAACACCCTCACCGAACTTCTCAATCTCAGCCTCTACGTCAACGCTTGGGTCAGCATCCTTAGATACCATCATGTTGTAAATATCTTTGACTACTGTATCAGTTGTCTTCATTTAACACCTCGATAGCTTCCTCTGGTGAGCATTTGAACCATTCGTTCCTACGTTCAAACTGTTGAGCTAACTTATAATGTGCCTTGCTTTCAGCCTTACGTCTATCTTCTGCATTATAACTATAGTATAACACATAATCACGGAAAGGGCAACTAGTTTGGTAGCTGTTCAACCTGTCCTCAGCATCAACTGCCATGCCTACCTTAACCCACTCAGGCCACACCGGGTTGCCCATGATGTACACCGAGCCTTCCTTAACCTGATCATACACATCCTTGGTCTGCTTGTCGTACAACTTAGCAAGCATCTTAGGTGGTAGCTTATCGCCCTTCTTGAGCTTGTTCTCGATACGCCTCATGTCGTAGCAAGAGATGCACTTGTAATGCTTCTTGCCTACAAAGGAAGGCCACCAGTTCTCCTCGTTCAAGTGCGTACCACAACTGATGCAGTGTTTATCAGTGGGTATCTGCCCATGTGTCTCCGACTTTGTACTCGCCTGCGAGGGGACAGTTGAGCTTGTAGTGGAGTCCTGCCGCTTCGATGCAACTGGTGGCGAGTCGTCCGAAAACATCAGCTTCATCTGATCGTACTTCTGTTTGAATTTCATCATGTATATTTCCTATAATCTTATAATCAATGTTCCATTTGGTTGCGTACTCATCTAGTAATTGCAGTGCTTTCTTCATAACGATTGCACCTGCGCTTTGTAGTAGAGTGTTTAATGCCGCGTGTTCTGATCGTACTGAGACCCTTCTCCTATCCAGTCCAAGAACATAACCTCTTCCTGAAGCCACCCCAACTCGTTCTCGTAACCTTCCAAGAGCAGGCGTATTGCTGAGGAACTTTTCCTTAAGTCGCTTACCATTTTTAGCAGTTCCTCCGACGATACTTCCGATCTTTGCATCTCCTGCGCCGTATAGAAAAGCGTAGATGAAAGTCTTTGCTTGGTCTCTAGTAGCAAGCCCCGCAGCCAACTGGTTTGCCGTGTGTATGTCTCCCGTGAGAATTTCATTAGTGTATCCCTCATCGTTCATATAATGTGCAAGCATACGTAGCTCTAAACCGCTTGCGTCCATACCTACTAAGCTGTATCCACTAGGTACTGTCCAGACCTCACGACACTCTCTACCGTAAGGTGAGTAGACTGCCGGAACCTGTCCCATGTTTGGCTTGGAATGCGTCATACGTCCTGTGACAGCGCCGTTAGAGTTCACGTAACCATGTACCCTGCCGTTGTCCTGAACTGCGTCCACCCAACTCTGTATCTGTGCGATACGCTTCTGTACCATAAGGTACTCACCAATAAGCTCCGCTTCCGGTATACCCTTCACCTTGTTAAGAACGCTCTCGTCAACGATTGGCTGTCCTTTCTCTGTAAAGGTCTCTGGTTTCCATCCGAAGTATTGTAGGTAACGTCCTATCTGTTGACGTGAGCCTAAGTTAAACTCTGGATAATCCAGTCTGCTGAATGGTGCTACTGCTGTCGTCCAATGATCTCCCAAGAACTTGAGGCCGACTACTGAGTAACTGCCGTCCTTCTTTATCTTAGGTGTTATCTCCTTAATGAATGTTGGTAGAGGTTTAAACTTCTCATGTACCTCATCCTCCAAATCAAACTTTCTTTCCTTGAGTTTGGCTAACAAACCAAACGCTTTCTCCTGATCTAAAAGCCATCCGTTCTTAATTTGCTTGCTAATAATCCTTTGTACCTGACCTTCAAGCACAATGCTTTGATTTCCAAAGCCATCAAGGTCACGAAGTAATCTCTGGTACACCAGTTCATTAACTCTAACGTCTTGGCGGCAATACTCCACCATATCCTGAGAAAAATTATCCCAATCATTGTGTTCTCCTTTAGGGAATCCTAATAGCTGACCCCAGTTCTCCAGTGAATGTCCTCCCTCCCGCGATGGTTGGGCTAATCTGGACATGACTAATGTGTCAGTAACTTTACATTTACTAAAGTCTACGTTGAGTAGCTGTTCCAAAACTGGAATATCATAGCCAATAATGTTATGACCAATGACTTCTAGTTCACCTTGCTCCTTAATCCAGTCCTTGAAACAAACGAGGTCATCACCTGACCAAGTAATGTATTCCTTAGCCCCTCTTTCGTAGGCTATAATGCACCATACCTTGTCAGGGTTAAGTCCATTAGCTTCAATGTCAAAGACTATCTGCTTCATTAAAACTCCGATTCATCTACCGGACATACCGTTTCTATCATACGTCCTGAGTCTTTATCATAGAACAAGTAACAAGCCGCACCAGTGAGTCCAACAAATCTATTCTTCAAGACTCTGACCGTGGTCGTGTTACGTACAGTAGGGTCTGCGTGTTGTTGGTCTCGTTCCAAACCAATAACTATGTCGCTAAGTTGCGCGATTGCCGCCGATCCTCTGAGTTCTCCCAAACTAATCTTACCTCCGTCCTCGTGCGCCTTCTGCCCTGATGGTCGTCTGAGGTGTGACACCAAGAATAAACCGACTCCTGTCTCCTGTACTAGCTTCCGTAGGTTGGTCATAATGCTGTCGATTGCCTTACGCTCGTCACCGTTGTCCTGATCTGACACTACGATACTGAGGTGGTCAAGGATAATCCATTTACAGTCCAAACCTTTAGCCATATACCTGATACGACCCAATAGATTGTCCTCGCTCGTGCTGCCCCAGTGGTCGAACATAAAGATACGTCCTGTACCTAACGTCTTGTCCCAGTAGCCTCGCTTCTCTTCTTCAGTCACATCCTTGTCTAAGTGTAGCTGCTTCTCTGCTTCGATAGACATGATACCTAACGCTGTCTTGGGTATGTCTTCTTCCAGTGCTAGGATGCCAATGTTATCTTCGGTAGCACCAAGGAGGTAGTGTTCCAACTCCCTAACGATTTGACTCTTACCCATTCCCGAACCACTGGTGATAGTAACCAACTCTTTCTCCCTGAACCCGTGAGTAAACTCATTGAGGCACTGCCAAGGGTAGGGTATTGATACTGTGTTCTGCTGTTCGATAATGAGGTTCCAAGTATCGTCACCTGCAACAATACCATCAGGCTGATAAGCCTTAGCATTCCACCACTCCTTTACAAACGCTTGGACTTGACCACCCTTCAGCATATCTCCTGCGTCTTTCATCGGTAGGGTTACGTTCTTTGCTTTGTTGGGGGTGAATAAGTCAAGTACTGACTTGGCTGCTTCCTGTCCGGGATTGTCGTTGTCGAAACAGATTACAACATTCTCAAAAGATTCTAACCATTCGAGGTTGGCTTTGATGTCTTTGCTTGCTCCGGCTGCTCCACTTCGGATGGAAACGACCGGCCACTTTCCGTCGAACATCTCGTTGACAGCCATTGCGTCCGTCTCGCCTTCTGTGATCGTGATGTACTTACCGCCGCCCTTGAAAGCCTGTTGCCCGAATAGACCCGCATTATCAAAACCACCTGTCGCATAAAACTGTTTATTGTTTACGATACGAACCTTCGTACCAATAGCACCACCGCCATCCTTATCAAAGTAAGGGTAGTGATGTTTCGTTATCTTGCCTTCCGTGTCGTACTCTACAGTCACTCCGTATCGTTTAGCTACGTCCTGTGAGATACGTCGGTCTGGTATTCTTGCTGTTACTCCTGTCATTTCTAATATCCTTTGTGGTTTACGTGAAACAAAGTCTGAGGCAGTTCCGTTGCCTCTCTCGTAATGGTTACAGCCTGCCGTGAAGCAGACTGCGTGTCCATCTGAGTACCTTGCTAAGTTGTCACCTGAACCACACTTGGGGCATGACTCGTGACGTAGAAAGGTAGACTCTGCTGTCATTAGAAGTCCTCACCATCGTCTGCTTCAGCAACCTCCAGAACCTTGACCTTATTAAGGTAGGTGGATGTTCCGTGTACAGGATGTGGATTACCTTCTGCCCATAACAAACGTACCTTAGAACCTCGTGTGACCCGGCCTTGGAATGGTTGACCATCAGCCCCTAGCACTGGTACGTCATATTTGGTACTAAACTTACGTTGCTTTGTGCCTTCGTACTCGCGGAGCTTGACACCCTTAGCTTCTAAGTCGCTTGCTGTTGGGTCATCTAAGCTAATCACCATTGAATATTTACCAGTTGACTGACCCTGATAAACTTCGTGTTCGTTTAGGTTTTCAAACGCTACTGTACCTTCGATAACTGCCATACTATTTTCCTTCTTTGCTTTAAGTTATGACCCTAAGTACACCTTAGGATCGTTTGGTTTAAACTTTATTGATTTATTAAAGAACATAACATAAGTATATTATAGCATTAATTATTGCTGATGTCAAACCCTAATTCACTTAGGTCTACGTTATCTTCCTCGTCTAATATCCCGCCACCCTCGAACGCAAGTGCCGCATTAGTGGAAATACTCATACAATTATAACACAAATCTAAAGGCTTGTCAGTATTATAATCAGTACGTTTCAACTCTGACTCGCTCAATATCTTGTCACACGCTTTACATCTACTCACAACCCACCACCTCAAACAGTTCATTATCATGTATAAACCTAGTAATAAAACCTAAGTCTGCTAGGGTCTCGTACAGTATAATGTTACCTTTATTGTCTGTCTCAGCTTCGCCACTCTCGTCTATCTTTACAAATGTTAAATCCTGAACTACTGTATAGTATTCTTTGCTCACTTTGTATGCACTCCTATCGTGTCGTAATGCACCTTGTTGAAGTCGCTACGCGCCATTGTGTACAGGTCGTGCTGTATGTGCTGTCGTGCGGCCTGTTGCATCTCAGCTACGCTCATGGCGTACAAGAGGTACTCCGTAACTTCATCGACCCTTACGTGGTCTTCCTTGCTAATCCAGTCGTTCTGTTCATAACCTATCAGCTCTTCTTTAATCTTGCTCATTGTCCCAATGCTCCATAGTTTCTTTGATGCCGTAGACTAAACACCCAATTAAAAAGATAACAACTAACATATCAAACATCTTCCTCTGCCTCCGTCCATACGTTGCCCAGTGAGACAATAAAGAAGGGTAACAACAACACTAGACCATCAAAGGGCATTGCTGTTAGCTTGTCGTCTTTGACTGCCCATACGGGCTTACTCTCTACGTTCTCTATGTCGAACCCAAAGCCGAACCGGGGTTCTATATTTAAAAACATACCTGCTACATTAAACTGCATCTTGAATTACTCCACTCTCGTCAATTAAATCCTTCACAAAAATACCATCTACCATACGCCCCGTGCGATACTTAATATCATTATAGGCTACATTCATGCAATCCGTCAATGTTAAGTTGTGTCTCTCGCATAGATTAATTAGCACGACCAAGATGTCGCC